CCCCCGCCCCGAAAGCTTCATCTATTAAGTGACAACTAAGCATCCCACGTTGGCTGCGAGGCCATCGACGACGTCGTGGCAAAACCAGCCGACGCCGGCAGTGGTAGAGATGCACGTAACGGTAAAGCTGGATCCTAGAACGGCAGCTGCCGTGAATCCGACCGAATCGTACCCCTGCGAGATTGCAGTATTGTTTCCGGCACCGTCGGGTATGACAGCCATGATCAGATCGCTGTCGGCTCCTAGGACATTCATTATCTGGCCAGTCGTGGCGATCGTGACGAACTTGTATGTGCATCCGATAACGTCAGCTGCCAGTGCGGGAAGTGTGATCGTCTGAGTGCCCGTTGTGAGTGCTGGCACCGTAAACCAAGAACCGGATTCGCTGACTGTTATTGCGTCCCTGATGGCCGAAGCCGCCGCGGCGTCAGTGAGAGCGATGACGTTCACTTTGCTGTATAGTGTTCCACCGGATAGATCGATTCCGCTTCCGCCTTTCTGAATCAATCCTTGCTTATTCGTGTATTTTACTGAGGGCATACCTTTCTCCTTTTATGTTTTGTCCGCATGATTTCAGGCCTCCGGCGGGGTCGGCTGGTTGCTTGGCCCGTACCTGAATGTAAGTATCCCTAAGCGGCCGGCTAAGCACAGACTTTAAAATAAAAAGGGCGTCCTAGTTTTCACTAGGACGCCCAAAGGCTAAGACTGTATCAACTAGATGTTAGATGACACTCATGTCTAGGCACGTAACGGTACCGTAGAAGTCCGCTCGGACCATCTTCTTGCCGTAGCGAGTCATGACACCCTTACGTGGGGTGAAGTCCTCAGGCGCGAAGATCGTCGGAGTGACAATCAGCGGTACGTACGGAGCGTAGACGTAACCAGTCTCAAGGTAGCTTCCGCCCTTGTAGCCGACGAGGACCTTATTCCGGGGGAAGTAAGGGTCCTTATAGACCGTGAAGCGGTTGCTCAGATTGCCGACGCGCTCAGCGCCGAGTACCATAGGCTGCGAAACCTGCCCATCACCGTCCAATGTGTAGGAAGGCTTATAGAAGAGCGAGGACTCGAGGATGGTAGCAACGTCCGGACCGACAACGATGAAGTTAGCCGAACCACGGAGCGTCTTACGATGCACCTGGTTGGCAACGTCGATGCAGGTCTCGACCAAGGTCTCGTACCACTCACGAACCGTACCACGGAAGGCAGGGCCGGGAGCCAGAGAGTTGCTAGCATTGACCTCAACACCAGTCTCCTTGTTGATGAACTTACCAGGAGCACGCGACCAGTAGTAATTGGCTGCCTGCGCCTGCGTAAGCAGGTCGTTGAGAACCTCACGGTCGATCTCTAGAGCGATCTGCTCGGAGAGAATCTGAGTGAGCTCGACCTCAGCGTCTAGGCTGTGGTAAGCATTCAGGTCCTGAGCAAGCTCCGGCGACCACTTGGCACGCAACTTTCGCGTCTCTGCAACAACTGGAAGAGCCTCGACCTTGATGTCGATCTCGGGGATCGCCGGCGAAGGCGTAGTTGCGAAGTTGGACTCGAAGGCCGGAATGACGAGTGTGCTTCCGTTAGCGGAATTCAACACCGACGTAAGCGGGAACGATATCGTCATTCGCTGAGCGAATGCACCGTCATCTCCAGCTACCCCAGACACCACACAAAGAATACCAGTGGTGGTATCCGCAACGTCAGCGAACGGATCCACTGTGAACACGCTGCCGGCAACCGTGCCTAGCTGATTCAGGCGACGCACGTTCAAGACGTTAGTGCCGCCCTGGATGGGCTTGCCGTCAGTGTCGTTGCCGATGTCGACGATGCCAGTAGGCTCTGTACCGACATCATCTGCGAGCATCGTGACCTCTTTGATCAGCGAACTCTCGAGATTGCTGAGTGCCGAAGCCTGCAGAACAGCGAACGAATAGACACCGTCACCCGTAGAAGCTCCAGCGCCACCAGAGTTGTTCTCAATAGATTTCACGATCTGCGGGTCGAATTGCATGAGCTTACCATCAGAACCAGTTGCCTCAGCGGCTTGGTTCGTAGTAATGGTATTATTCGTACCGCGCACAGCTCCAGAAAGCAGGATCTCCGTCGAAACGGTCAGGGACTGGGTGTTCATCACACGGGAGTACCCCTGGCCGGCGAGGTTATACAAACCGCCGACTGCGTTCGAGCCGGATTGGATGCCCTTACCAGCTGGATTACCATAGATGGATGATCCAGTGTTGTAAGCCGCACCCTCAGCAGCGAGATCGCCGTGGGGAGAGCCGTAGGTGTAGTCCAGATAGAAGAGCAGGCCGGAAGGCAGGCTCATCGGCTGGATGGAAACCAGCTCGTTCGCGATCAGGCCACCGAAGACTCGGCGCACGATCGGGAATGCGATGTTAGTGAAACCGCGGAGGTCGCCTGAGCTAGTCAGGTTACCGCCACCAGTTGAAATCGAGGAAGCCTCCTTGAGGACCTGACTGGCCTGATTCTCCATCAGACGCGCCATGTTCTCGCGGTGAACTCCTTCGAGGCCTCTAAGCAGACCCGTGCGGGCCCACTTTTCGACCAACTGCTTATTCTGACCGCCCAGATTCCTCTGGCGGATGCCTTCAGTCAGTTGATCCAGTGAAAATGATTTTGACATTTGTATTACTCCTTAGGGTAATGGATGGTTAGTTCTTGCCGTCAATGCCGGCGAGGACTGCCCATCGATCTACCTCAACACCACTGGAAGCCGGCTGAGCCGACCGGGTTGATCTGGAAGACGATCCGAGCGTCCGTAAATTTCCCTCATTCAGTTTTCTGCCACGAGCTCGCCGGGAGAGGGACTCCGACAGACTCTTGTAAAGAAGCTTGGCTTCACGGAGCGTCTTGGCATTATCCAAAGCCTCGACAATTGCTCGCTGCTGCTTCATAGAAAGATCCGTGTTTTGCATGAGCTTATTAGCATAGAGGAGCTTGGCGTTGAAGAGATTCATCTCCACCAACTGCTTCTTCATGCCAGAAAGTGCGTTACGATATTGGGACACCTGACGGCGTGCCTGGCGTGCTTCGTTAACACGCCGGGAGGCGCGAGGGGCACGAGAGCGCCTTCGAGGTTGACGGCGGCGGGCTCTCTCTACAACAGGAGCAGGCACGTCGCCTACTTCATCAGCCAGAGCATTGATGAGATCCTCCTCAGAAACATCGAGAATGACGTCTCCAAGATCCTCTCCATCAAGACCGCCCGGGGCCGGAGACGCATCGACGGCGGAAGACTCTTCCTGCTCACGGAGGCGGCGCATGCGGCGCAGCTCGCGACGGAGCATACCCTCGTCGATCTCATATACGCCTTCAAGCTCGAGCTCCTCTTCTCCAGCGACCTCGACCTCTTCCTCGACCTCGACCTCTTCCTCGACCTCTTCGCCGACTGTAACGTCGAGTCCAAGAACGGCTCCTAGATCTACGAGAGCGTCGCCGGCCTCTTCAGGGTCGACTTCGACGGGCTCTAACTCTAGCTCTTCTTCCACTTCGACTTCCTCTTCAACATCGACGCCAACATCTAATTCTTCGTCTTGTTCAAATAAAAAATCGAAAACGTTCTGCCGGTTTGACTTTGCCATGCCTTTCATCTCCTTAATAACCTCGGTCAATCTATGCCCGAGTTCATTTCGAGCACTCTCCTCACTAAGTATGATCGAATTGTGTAAATCCATTGCCTCTTTTAAGCAGTGGTTGAAATAATGATTCAATTTTCTTTGCTGATCTGCGGTCAGTTTAGATCCTGCAGTACTCTCTCTGAGTTTTTTCATCTTGGCGACTGCCTCTTCGATAGCCTCTAATCGGCTATCTTCGGGAGAAGGACCGCGAATCAACGAAGCCAAAGCTTCTGCCATCATGTCAGTCAGGACGAAATCTTCCTCGTCATCATCTCCGGGTTCGACCTCTATATTAACATCCCCTTGAGCGGAAACATTTATGACCGATCCGGGCCCGTCGCTCTCAGCATCAATAGCTGGGGCTGCTGGCAATTCTTCAACAGCAATTTCTGCGTCTATCAATCCATCATCGACAAAATCTTCCTCTGCCTCAAGATCCTCGACTTGCTCGCCTAGAATGCGCCTATTAACAAGAGTGCGGATTTGGGGCATCACAGCCTCTACAACCCTGTTTTTGGCCGTCTCTTCAGCTAGCTCTCTCAATTTTTGCGCATCAGCGATCGCTTCTTCGTAAAGTGATTTGTTCATCTTTCACCCATTGTTAGCTTTTGATAAATATAGCCTCATGAAAAGAAACACTCGCCCAATCGCAGTCTTTGTATACGGGACAGATCTTCGAGATCAAAAAACTCTTCTGGGCCTACTTCCTCTTCGTACTCTAATTCAGCTTCGACGTCGCTATCCGGAGGGACTCCTGCCCAGCCCCTAGAAGTGCCCGTCCTCATGTAAGGGCCTTGGTCGAACGCCTTCCACGCACTGAAGCCACCTACTGCACCACCGTCGACTCCTTTGCCGTAAAGCCCGGGGATGGGAGCAACGCCTCCATCACGTGCAACATTGATGATCTCTGCCAATATCTCATTCGGCCGGTCAAAACAAGCAGAGAGCTTAGTCGCGGCGCCCACGAAATAAAGTGGATCCGATGTTTTAACGTCCCCCGGGTCAACTACTGGAAAATCATATACTTTGGTGCGTACAGACTCCTGCGATTCTTCGCCTACTTCCGTCTCCTCCAAAGCAGGATCGTCAGGCTCGATGTAAGGATAAGTTTTATCGTACAGACGAGGTTTATGAAATCGTTGCTTGATCAGGCCATAGCCTAACCCTAATCTATCATCACCGTGAGTCGCAACTTGCGGAACTACAAATTTAGCAATCTGTGTGTTGGGCCACATCGAATTCCTTACGCAGTCGAAGGAACTCTGACATGATCACCGCCGGCTGCGCCCTCAGCTGTTGGGCCGCCGGGAGTGGGAGTGTTGCCATCTACTTGAGACTCAACTATGTGCTCTTGGATGGCAGTGCTAGTCTGCTTAGGATTCGCTAATCCGTTACCGACTCCAGGCGGATCCGAAGGCGTTGTAATGGCGAAGTTTTCTACTTCCGTAGTGGGTGCGTCTATAGGAGGTACCACCAGATTAGGCATATAGTTGGATGCCAGCTTCTTATCTGCAGAATCTTTTTCAAGAACCTCATCCATGTCAGGGGCACCCGTCCACCTTAGATCTGCGGAGGAGGCCTGACCGACGGTAGCCTCCGATTCTGGCACTGCGAAGCCCCAATAAGCTGCAGCGTCGCCAAGGTCAGATGCATCTACTGTGTTGGTCAGGATTTTGTACTTATATTTGCTGACTTCCTCGGCATTATAAGTAGCGCCGGCACCCATCATGGGGGATCCAGGAAAGGCACTTATCAGACGTGCTTCATCGGACTCAGCTTGATTGACGCCACCGGTATTTTTCGCAGCAGGAGACACCATGCTGCGATCTGCAGTCGTCGTCACATGCGTCATGTGACCGCCGTTTTGAGTGATGGCCACTCAGGTTACTCCTTGGCGGCCGCGCCCATCACGTAATCGCCCAACTTTTGGCTGGAGATCTTCTCGGAAGAAGCCTTCGGTTGCAGCGCGTGGCCCACACCAGAACCCCATTGCGAATTCGGGTTTTCTCCGAAGCCCTCAGGAGCTTCGGCCTGCTTCGTGGGATCCATGCTTCCTGGACCGGGAGAAGTGGGGTTAGGGACGTATGGAGTGGCAGGCAAACCGCCGCCGCCGGTCTCCACCTCAGCAAGATCAGGTGCTTCAGTAAAAGAAGTATCGAAAGTGCCAAAGGTATGGCCGTTGTCATTTATCACTGCATCCATGACTTCAGTCTGGTACTGTTCTACTAAACCGCTATTCGTGATTTCACCCAAATAAATTGGGCTGGCGGAATAGATTCCTTGCAACCGTTGAGTGGATGCGGATCCTTGTGCATATTCTCGAGGGACTGACTCGACCATGTTTTGTTTGTGTGTAGGCATCTGTTATAACCTCTTTGTAATGCGTCTCCGCAACTTAAGCTTAGCTCGCTTGACTTCGCGAAGCCTCTTCTTGAGTCTGGCTTCTTTGATCTTGAGCGCTTTGATGTAATCAATATCATTCTCTAACGTGTCTGCTAGCTCGTCAGCATCCACCTCAGGGGCTGCTTTGGCCACCTTCTCAGAATCAGACTGCCCTGTCTCCAAGACCTCAGTCCGAAGTTTTCTTGCCTCATCGACGATCATCCTCTTAAGAACGGCCGGCGTTATCTTCTTTACGCGTCGCGACATTTTATCCTCCTGTCCTATTCATATTTATGTCATTCATCGCGCAAAGCGACGGCCGACTTTACTCTTTGAATGCTAATTTTGACCAATTCTGGGCCGGCTCACCGAAGATGTTGCCTAAATCTATCCCAGCGGCACCGCCTGAGGAGAGTTGCGGTGCACTTGGGGATCCCGGAGAATCATTAGATATCTGTTCCTGTAGGGTGGTCCTTGCTGTGTCTTGCAATATACCTCTCATGACAGGGTCATCAGTCACGTTGGTGACTGCAGACTCCACAGTGTGCTCAAAGCGCTTGCGGTGCTCTACCAGCCTCTGCTCTTCTGCGTTCTGACGCTGAACACGCTGCCTCTTTTCGGATAAGCCTGCAATATTACCGTCCAGGCCCTCCGAGAGTATCTCTACTAAGCACTCTTTTACCACAGCTTTTAGTTGCTTTTTGGTTACTTTTGCCATCAACCTACTCCGGAGAAGTTCTCAGAGCCTGTGAGGTTTAAGAACTGATTCTTTGGAATATTCGTATAGCCCGCGATGACAGAACATGCACCGGTACCTGCATCAGATCTGACCCAAATGCTTGTACACTTCACCTCGAGCATCGGCGTTGCTTGCATTCCATCGCCGGTGTCTTGTGCATTGAGCAGAAAATAATTCGAATTCGCTGCTGGATTTGCGTTGACACCGTTCTCAGTGAATCCAAAGCGCATCTCTACCGTTGCGTGAGTATTGGATACAACGATCCACCTGGTTACATAGGGAAATTTTATCTGAAATGGCGTCGTTGAAAGGACTAAAGACCCTGTAACAAAGGGTAATGAAGACCCGACATATTCGTCGGCGTTGTTATGATTAGATGAGGCCCACTGTCCCATTACTTGTCCTCCCAATCGAGAATATCGTTAACGATGCGATCGATACGATCCGATTTCGTAAAGTGTTTTCGCAGATCAGCATGAGTAAAACTCTTGCCTTCTGCCATCATGAATGCGCCAGGCGTCGAGGGCTCAGACACAAAGTCCCAACAGATCAGTTGGAAATCGTCTTGCACCACATCGTGATCGCCGTCCCGCTGTGTGCTACCGACACCTCGTGAAGAGATCCCCAGGGTGACTCCGGATTCTATCAAGCTCTGCAAGATCTTGCCCGATGGAGTGTCTAATATCTCTACCGTACCATAACAGACGCCATCTCGCATATTAGCATCTCGCACTATATGAGATGCATTCTTGAGTTCCACTACTGAAGAGTCGGGATGGTCCAATTCTCCTAACGCCCGATTTTCTTGAATGAACTTTTGGTAATTGCGAACTTCCCTGTCTAGGATGGGCGCAGGATACACTCTACCGTTTTGGTTAAGAGTGTCAGCTTTTTGTAAGATCCCATTCATCAGGATTTTGCCGCCATTTTGCTCCTTAGATTCAGTAATCATCTCCGTAGAATATTCGAATGCTAGCCACTCGGTCAAAAGCTTTCTGTTATTCATCATCTCCCTCCAACTCCCTGATTAGTGCCGATACTACTAGCGCTCGAGAAATAGATTCGTCTGTCGAATTGGGGTCTAGTGCCAAAATCTTCTCTTCTACTTGCTCTCGCTTTTCCAGTAGGATCTTGTTATCGCAATGATGATAAAACCTTTCCAGAGCCGTGAGGGCGCGCTCTTTAATGAGTCCTACTTGTCTAGTGAGCTCTTTTTGATCTCCTATCAAGCAGTTCTCCATCATCTCCTTCTGTTCACCATTTAGCAACAGATCATACTTCTTGTTGAACTTTTCCGTCATTATCTTCAGCGTGAGAGGATCGGCATGAGCCGTTTTTTCTAACTCAGCCGCGCTGTCACCCCTGATCAACCATTCTTCCAAAACGTTCTCATATTTGACTATCTCATCCGGGCCTAGCTTCTGGGCGCCTCGCCATTCGTTAAGAAGTGCTTGTACAGTGGCAAACAAGCGATATTTTTCAATCTTGCGCTTATAGAAGTCTTCTTGATCTAGTTTATGGTTGATCTCTTTTATGAGATGTGACTTCTCAGTTCGAAGCCTACTTGCATCGTGGTTTCTACAAGCGATCCTACTCTCTGTTATGATCTGCTTGGCGATATCGCGATTGGGTACATTGGTATGAATGAGGGCGTTGAAAAGCCTAAACTCCCTCTGCAACTCGGTGTGGTCCCTGAAACGATGTTGCAATATGTTGATGGCCAGTTCTGCCTTCTCCTTCTCGCCGTCCACTAGATTCTCGCTAGCGTGCCTGACAAGTTGTTCGTGCAAGAGACCGACGTTACGCTTCTTGTTATGCTTCGCCATTGTGGTCTTCACCTCTCGTACTTAGTTCTTCGTCAGACTCCGAAAGCAGAGTCTGCTTAGATATACCTATCTTGTTCGACATGTGTCCAAGCGTCTTAACTAGATCGATTGTCAACCTTGGAGCAACTAATGGCGCATCATGAGCCTCCTTAAAAGGAGATTTGATGAAATCATCATCAAAGGGCTGGTTCAAGGTATCTTGTCCTCGGCCAGGACGGCCAACCGAAGTCATCGTAGCAAAATCCGGTGTGTGAGTCGAAGCTGGTCCATGACGAGACACCCTTCTGGTCTGCGCTGGCTGCCCAAAAGCATTCATGATGGCATTTTGAGCTTTGATGGGAGCATCGTCGTCATCGATGGACAAGTTCAATATTACGTCGTCGTCCTCCAACTCGGATTCTTCGTCATCACCTGAGGCTGGCAGCGCCGTCAGCAGCTCACCTTCTGGTTCATCTGCTGCAAATAAGCCTCCTTCATCCCCGCCGGCCTCAGCGCCGCCGGCAGGCGCTCCGCCGACCTCTTCTTCCACGGTGGCCGCAGCTTCGACCTCTGCATCATCAACCTTGTCTTGAATCCTTCCTTTTACGACGTCTTTGATCTCTTCCTCAGTCAAACCTAAGACGTTCTTCTGGATCCAAGACCTGTTAACTGAACCCTCGGGCGCAGTACCGGCGATCTCGAATCTGGTCCTAATGAGTTCCAGTTTTTGTTGTTGAGCTATCGTCGAAGGATTGGAAAGGCGTAGTTCGAAATCGGCGAGCTCTTCACCGTCATAACCATGACAGTAGAGGTGGATCATGGCCAACTTGTTCAGTTCAGAGATGACCGTCTTTTGGATGCGCTGGATGCTGCGTGAAAACCTGATATCTTCTTGCGCCAATGTTGCTTTTGCACCGACGTCCTCATCGTAACCCAGGTAAGCGCGAGGAATCTTCAGGGCTGCAAACAGTTTCTTCTGTATGTACTCCACATCCTCAATCGCTGCTGTGTTCTGCCCACCAGCAAGAGTGTCTATCTTGGTACCGGACTCGCCGCCACGAACCGGCAAAAAATAGTCCTCGTCGACGCTCAGAGGATTGTATCTGAGGTCTACCTTTCCTGAATCTCGATCAACGACTTGGTTCCTCTTTAAGGAAGTTTGAGCTTGCTGAAGATAGTTGGATACATCCTCAGGAGGCACGTTACCCACGTCGATATAAAACACTCGTCGTTCAGGAGCTCGGATCACCCTGTATACTAGCATCGCGTCTTCGATGAGTATCAGTTGCCGCCATATTCGACGGCCTGACTCCAAGACCGAACTCCCGTAAGGCAGAAATGCATCATTGCCAAGCAGCCTAAAATGAGCCACCTGCCAATTTTCTAATAATTGGTTCCCTTGTGTGACCCACCTAAACCGAGTGGCCAATGGATCATCTGGATCGAACCCTTCCTCTCGTTCCATTTCAGAGATCGCGATGGGGTAAGCAGCGATGATGCCGAACTCCGGAGACACATCGTTGAACAGAAAGAAGTCTCCATACTTGCACAAGTTTCGTACCCACATGACCAAGTTGAATTCAACATTCAGGACGTCCCGAAAAAGATGCTCTAAGTGCTCTTGTATCTTTCTGTTATCAGAATAGATGTGCAGGACTCTTCCGTGTTCGTCCGGCGACACAGATTCTTCAGCATAAATGTCTAATGCAGAAGCAATCTCCGGGGTAGTCTCCATTTCAGAAAAGTCACTGTACCGAGACATCCTGTCATAAGCGCCGTATGCACTTATGGTATTGTTATAAATGTCGCTGTGAGCTCTCTTGAAAACCTCGAGTGCTGAAGATGCTGCTGGCTGATTAAAGTTCTTGACGCGGCGTTTGACCACCGGGCCTGACCTAAATAATTTGGTCAGGCGATTAAAAAGGCTGGGCTGTTTGGGCATCCTATCCTCGTTGCTACACGGCTAATAATATTTATGAATTCAGTCTGATAAAACCCAGCTGTAATCTGTTTCATCCAAAGAGCCGCTCTTGTGCATCTCACCGGCCGGTCGGTGGGGATGATATTGCATGTAATGTTTAAACGGGTTGTGTGCTTGAGGGTCCCACGGAGAAGCTTGTGTGGGCAACTCCTGTTGGTTCACTCCAAAGCCGGCTAAAATAGCCTTATTGATATCTTGAGTTTGTGAGTTGTATACAGGGCTGGCATCAAAGAGCCAGACTCCAATCGCTGCTGATATGACTAAATCATCGTTTTTGCCCTTCTGCGCTTGTGCCTTGGAGCCTTTCCATACAAACGTCTTCAGTTCATCATACAGCCTAGCAGAGTAAAACCTTACCGTATTGGTCCTTATGGTCTCCTCTAGCTTCGTCAAGATCTGGTTGCGCGTTTGTGAATTAGTCTGAAATCCGATCTTAGAAACGTCTGGGACGCCTTGACCATAGAGTGCCGCAAACTTATCCTTTTCATTTTTAAAGTATAGGTTGCGATAGCCTACGTCGACGAGCTTCATGACAGTCGCATAACCATACGTGTTGTTTTCAGGGCATATCAGTGCATCACCGTACCTCTTGCCGGCTTCTGCTAAGAGTACTGCAAATTGATCGGGCGGTATTTTCCCCTTGTATTCGGCGACTTGTTCAGCGGTAGTGGAATCGAACACTTGAAAGGCAGAATAGTCAGCAGCATCGCCTCGGGCAACGTCGGCAGAGATGATGTACTTGTGCTCAGATAAGGAGTACTTCCACACCCAGACCCCCATGTCCGGGCCCCATCGCTCTAAAGGAGTTTGTATCTGCAAGGACATCTTCTCTAGGTCCAAACTAGTCAAGAACGTATCGCCACTAGCAGCAAAATCGCACATGAGCTCTTGCGCAATCTGCTTTCTGCTCATGTTTTTCGTCTCAGTATCGAACCACTCAGCATCCCTTTCGGGGTGGACGTCCCAAAGTAGCTTTATGAAATTGAGATCGTTTTCTCCGTTTTCAGCTCCCGTACACAGCTCGTGGTACTTATCGCCGACGCCGTTAGGAGTCGACAAGACGATGGCGCGGCCTCCGGTCGAGAGCGTAGAGTACAAGCCCATCCACAGTTCGTCGAAGTTCCTGATGAATGCTGCCTCATCGACGATCAACAAAGAGAGTGCTTCTGACCGGCCGGCGTCGTCGGAGGTCGGCACTGCCTTGATGGTCGAGCCGTTACTGAACTCTACGCCTTGTTTGTTGGCGGACGTTATTTCTGGAATCATCAACCATGCCGGCATGCTTCGAAGAGCAGTCTTTACTTTCTTGATGAAATTCTGTGCAACGGCCAGTTTAGTTGCAATGACAAGAATATTCTTGTCCCTGTAAAAAGCAGCCAACCAGACTGCATAACATGCCGTCAGGGTGGAGATGCCCAGTTGACGGGATTTGAGGATTATGTTGAATCGGTGATCAACAAACGCTCCAAAGCAATCGTCTTGGAAAGGGTAAGTATCGAATGGGATCAAACCGCGGGTGGGGTGTTGGATCTTGACGTACTTGTTGACAAAGTAGACCGGGCCTTTGCCACACTTGATTATTTCCTTGATCTGCTTTTGCTTGCTGATCTTGGCCACTACTACTCTTGAACAGCGAACGAATGGTTGTATCGATAATATGCAACCTTTCTAGGGCCCACTGGCATTATCAGGTCAACGTCATCTGTCCCGCCGAGATCTTCCAGCCTCAAAGTCTCGCCCAAAGCCTCTCTGTAAGTGCTTTTCAGCGTAGCAACTTTTGCATCTAACAGTTGGGTGGCTTGGTTGCTGGCCGCTTCAATCTGGGGCCGTAGGCCGGCTTCATCAGCAAAATGAACCACGGTGGTAAACTTGAGAGTCAGCTTATTGCCTTGCAAGTCATGCTTGATCGAATAGGTCCCATCTGGACTAGACTCGCGTCCCCACGAGTTCTCGAGAATCTCTGCAATCTGTCGTACGGTTTCTAAATTCATTTTATCCTCCGAAAATAATTATCATGCTTATGCTGACCTTGCCTCAGAGATAGTAGGCCGCCAACCATTTTCCCAATCATCGTAACGCACATACTTGAACACCATGACACAATTGGTGCATGCTCCGTGCTCCTTGGCCGACTTGACGTCCTCTATGTCCCGTAATACGAATTGGCACACTTCACACTTGTAAGGCTGCTTCTTCCCTACGAACACGACCTTCGAGCTAGCTGAATACGACATGCGAATCGATCCCATCGCGTCCAATCTCTAATACATTGTCCACGTTATCTTTTATGGCATCTACGTGCGAAATGACCAGTATGGTCTTGAACCACTTCTTAAGAGCCTCCAAGAACCTACCACATGCCTCAACGTTAGCTCCGTCTAAAGCTCCGAAACCCTCATCTATGATCAGTATATCAGATTTAGGCAGAGAAGAAACGTTAATCAATGCCACGCGGATCGCCAAAGCAGACATCATCTTTTCCATCCCAGACGCGCACTCAATGATCCGTCGTGAATCTCCATAGTTTATGTAGATGACCATTTCATTCGAGCCCTCGTCTGACTCCAACTCCACAGTGAAGCCAGTCACTCCTTGTAAGACACTAGCAATCTCTGTATTGATCTCGGGCAGCCTGGATCGGATTACTTCAAGCGGGATCCCATTCTTGGAAGTTGCTTGTAAGAACAGCTCGAATACTTTCCACTGTTCGATGAGGTTCTTGAACTGCTCCTTATCGTTCTTGAGCTTCAATATATCAGAAGATAGTAAGCCTATCGTTTCCGAAAGCGCTGCATGCTTGGTTTCGCTAGTCGCTATCTTCTTCTTGAGATCGCCCAGCTTCTCTCGGAGTTGTTTTACTTGAGCAGCAGCATCGTCCGTAGCCAGGTTCGCTTTCATCTCATCGATGCTAGCGTCTTCCACTCGGAGGGTCTCCTTCGCTTTTTCCAGATTGCTGTGCTCGGTATTCAGCTTAAATTCGATTTGGCTCTTCTCAATGTTGATAGCGTTATGCTTTGTTAGCAACTCGTTATAGCGCTCGAGCTTGTCTTCCAAGCCTTGGTCCAATAGCTTCTTCAGATACTTTCTGGTTGCCTTCAAGTCCTCTTTTAATTCTTCAGCCTTATTCTGTTGCGCACTCAGTTGCTTTTTAGCCTTTTGAGCACTCACGATATACTGGCATTCAGGGAAAGAATCACCGCACGGAACGTCCGTTAGCCTATCTACTTGCTTGTGCAACGTCTTTAGTTTTTGGTTCTCTTTTTCTACACTGTGTTTGATGGAAGATACCGAAGCTTCAAGCTCCTTCTGTTCCACAAACGACACCTTCAAATTATCGATGGGAAAGCTCTCTTTAAACGTAAACAGCTTTTCTGATTTCTCGCGCAAGTCTTCTGCTTCTGTAACGAGTTGAGCTTCTCTCAACTCCCTGCGCGTTATCTCTGTTTTTAACTCTCGCATCTTTTCTTGCTGATCATCGATGTCCTGTTGAGTCACCAAGTTTCCATCCGATCTAGTTGCTAGCGTCAGCTCGAGCTCCCTCGCTTTACGACGAAGGTTTTCTAAGCGGCCCCAAAGCAACTCTCGCTCAGCCTCCCTGGCCGCCAGCTTGCTGCGCAGATCAACGATCGCAACATCGAAGTCTCTATCGGGCACATTCTTGAGCAGCTGTTTGACTCCGGCACTCTCCTCCTTAGCAGCATCATGGAGGCGCTCAAATACATCCAGTTGTAGAAATTTAGAGAGTACCGTTTTTCTGGAAGATGCTTTCTGCTTGAGAAACGCATTCATCTCTCCTTGGGCAGCAAACGAGGTCAACAAAAAATCTTCCGAAGTCCCGACGATCTCCCGTAGGACCTTCTCAGTTTCGCGGCGCTGGTCCCCGCACAGATCCTTGACCACATCCAGCTTTTCATCGACTTCCAGCAGGTTGAGATGAGTTGCTGCACTCAGTCGGCCCGATCGGGCTTGCTTCTTAACGGTCTGTCTTTCTACCAGATAATTCTTACTGGACTTGCTTATGACCGCACGAGCCTTGCAGTGGCCCTTTCTCGTGTTGATCACATGAAGGTTGGACATAGAACCTCGATCCGTGGCGTTGAACAAGCTATACATGAGTGTGCCACAAATGGAAGACTTGCCTATCCTGTTTTTTCCAAACACTCCCAAAATGCCATCAGCGACGTCAAAACTTATTTTATTGTTCTTACCAAAACCAAAAGTGTTATCAAACTCTAAAGACTTGAGCGACCACCGGCCGCCTCGAGAAGGGTCAGCTTTAATGGCAGACTTCCACAATCGATGCAACAATTCATCCAGCCTGGAATTCATTCGATCGCTCAAACCGGCCTTTCGATAGTAGTCTTGTACCATTTGAGAAACGAACTTAGGATCTCTCAGGTCCAGTTTACGGCCATCCTCTGCGCTGTCGAACGCGCCTTCGATCTTTGTCGGCTCGTGTTTCATCACGATCTCTGATGCAGACTTAAACTCTTTGAGCGAAGCGTACAGCTGCTTTATCTCGCCTTGAGAGATGGTAGAGTGAGTCCTTATCCTGAACCTGGCACGGTCGGGATACATTTCTGCCGCATCCAAAGTGTCCACCACCGTGCCCTGCCAATCGACTGTGACAAAAGGCCGGTCGTGAGGTACGCGAATATGCCTAGATTGATACTGGCTTTCAGAATCGATCTCCCAAAGCATGAACCCTTTGTCTGGGTTCTCACCAAAGTTCTGTTGGATCGTCGAACCGCAATAGGCAATCGTATTTTTTTCGTCCAAGTATTGATACTTGTGAATATCGCCTAGGAAGACGAAATCATAGCCTTCAAACATCTGTGCATCGACCTCTCCATCCAGCTCCCAATCGATGTCCGTCTTGCTACCGCGGACCGCGCCGTGAAAGAGAGCTACATTGAGTTTTCCCGGGGTTGGGCTGAGGTTGGGCCACGAAACTTCGTCAAAACAAGAAAAATTGCTGATGTCTAAAGCTTCGTCGTACGCCACCTTCTCGGTCATTTTAACCAAATGTAGATTAGGGAGATCCAGTGCACGCACTATAGGGCTGATCGCGTCCTCTCGATCCTTGTTCATAATCAAGCCGTCATGATTACCCAATGTAATGTACGTCTCTGCTATGCTGTTCATCTCTCTGAACCACCAACACAGACTATCGATCAGCTCAGGAGAGATACCTTGCGTCTTAGAATGAACAATGTCTCCTACTACGAAGATCGCATCGACGCCCTCTTCCCTCAATATATCAAAAGCCTCAGAGAAAGCCCGACGATACTCACTGTGTCTACTCAGGCCGCGCCAATGCACGTCAGCAAAATGTGCAAATTTATATTTCATATTATTTCACAGCAACGAGCCGGATTTTATCTCGCTGATCTTGTGTGTTATCCTCATCATATCGTTGTACGCCGGTGCCGATTTTACGAGCTTCGAAACTTCGTTCTTCGTAAGATCACCTAAATCTTTCCCAGTCGGCGCAAAAGCAATCCTTACGGAACAGCCAGCTGAAACTAGCAGGTCTGCTATCTTGTAGGCCTTCTGCTTCATGTCAGGGTCCAAAGAGACCACACACGGCGTCTGATGCTTCATCAGGGTACGCAATACCATCGATCGCTTAGAGAAACTAGACCCTAGAATGGGCAACGTGTTTTCTGGGCATTTGATCGCATCAAAAACCCCTTCAACCAAAAGCACTTCTTTAGCCCAATCCATGTCAAGTTCGTTAAAGATGACTTCGGCTTTAGGAACATCCGCATTTTGGTACTTCATTTTTTTAGTCGCATCGATCGTCCGTGTGACGTAGTAATTCAGGTTTCCTTCACTATCAAAAGAAGGAATGATCACGCGGCGGCGGAATCGGCCTACGGAACAGGACAGTATGCGCCATCGACACATATCCTTCCGATCCAAGCCTCGCTTGATCAGATAATTCCTGGCGGCCTGAATGTCTGGGTCGGGCTGGATCCTGCTGCTCCCTAGCATCACTGCTTTTGGAGGGAGAGAGATATCCGGAGAGGTTTCCCCCGGATCGTCGTGTAACTTCCTGAAGTCTATGTGATCGCGGTCGCTCAAGAGATCTGATCGAAACTTGGATATCAACCAAAGAACGTTCGAGCCCTTGGCTCCACACACCCAACAGTGGTATCGTCCATCGTCTAGACGCACTATCAGCTTCTTTTTGCCTCTACGAGAATCATTACACGCAGGACAGCACAAAGCATAGTTTATGCCATCTCTAGAGAGCAGCCCTTTTCCAAAGGCACGATCCAGTAGAGTTTTTATGTCCCTTTCGAGACCCATCATCTAAATCTAAAAGCTTTCACTTATTGTTCAAGTTCTAGACTGGCAAAACATACTACAGCAGCATCTGCAATGTCAAAACATTCAGGAGCGTGAATGATCTGCCCCTTCCTAGGACCGCTCTTGAGGGTCTTCATAGGCCAATCAAAAGCTTCAAACTCTGGCATGTTTTTTACCCAAAGTAGAATCTGTTCTTTGATAGGGACATCACTTTTTCTATCTAGTTTCACACCCAGCTGCGACCTTGCGCTGTTAACATTCAACCTATCAATCGAAACACCAAAAATATCTTGCGCCAAAAAAGAAACGATGCCATTAAATCTAGCTAGCGTCGACAAAGTTTTGGCAGAAGATAACCCCCGTCTAAAAGCTTGCAAGTTCTCTTCGATTACCACGCTCTCAATCGTCATGCTGTTGTGTAAGTCACTAAACACACGGCGGACCTCAAGCGCTTTAGAATAGAAATCTTTTTTATTACTCGTTATAATGCCGCCAGCTCGGATCAACCGCGATTCGAGTGGAGCTTCTGTGTCCACTAGACAAAAACCAGTAATAGATGTCGAAACGTCTAATCCTAACGATATCATCAAAAATCCATTCTCAATTTAACGACCACCTTGTCAGACTCCCTCTTGATAATAGGTTGTGCGAAATTAGCTCGGCCTATCACGTTGAAATTGTTATCATGCAAATTTATTCCAGTCAGATAAGAAAACCTTTTGGCTATTTCGTTATCGTATGTAGTCGGAGCCAAATCTCGGTATGTAGGATTAGTAGATGAATTGAACAGCGACGCCTTAGCTGGGACCGTGACTTCTAGGACGTAGACATTGCGATGGCCAGAAAAAGATACCCTAAATGCGTCTTTTCCAAAAAACGGCATATGCGGAGTCTTTATCACGATTATGCCTTCTTCGTAGAGAACGTTACCAATTGATGCCCAAGTTGCATGAGAAGATAAACCGTCAGCCCTGTAGAGGTTTCCGCGGGAGTCATCTTTGACCTTAAAAGTCATGCGGCCGTGAGTTCCGGACACGCACAGATCCTCGAGAACTACTGTCCCAGGCTCTATCTTCTCTCCGTAAAACATGTTAGACATGTCGAAAAATACCACCTCGTTAGAACTAGGATCGTGGGTCCTTTGAAGCACGGTCAGCGTACTACCAGGGGAAATACCCGGATCTTCAGGAGTGGCACCTTCCAACGAAGAAAGAATAGAAGGCAAAATCGAACCTGTGGACGGCGCAGCGGGAACGGAAACTAATCCAGGAACGATACTAGCTGTTGATACTAGGGACCTTAAATTGATCAGCGAATAATCCTTGACCCCAAAATCATCGACGAACCTATCATCAAAAGAACCGCTAAAATTCGCAGTCGAAGACGTCCCAGAAGCTATGTTAGAAAGACCTTGGGCAGGAGATTTTTTTATTAAATCGTAATTAGGAAAAAACCTCCCATTATCGCAGGGAAGAATGGTAACATTGCGCTTGATAGTAGAGCCAGACTCATACAATAAGTAATTTGCAGTCCTAGGAATTTGTACTGCAGTATCTATTCTTGCTGCAGACAGATGCAACAGCCTAGGGTATTGATTAGTTACAAAATCTCTGACAAAATTCTCCGTATTGACTTCGAATCCGCCGATGCCGAAAGATAGAGCCACATTAAAAGGATCTTCAGTTGAAGTTAGGGTGTCAAAAAACGGAGTCTGTAACACTAGTCTTGTACGCGAATCTTTGGTAAAAAGAGGGGGCACGTAGAACAGCAGGTTCTTAGTGAGAGATGTCCCCTTTTCAGAGCTAGTCAGAATCTCATCTGTAATTTTAAATTTGTTATAGATCTTAAGGTCGTGTACCTCTGCATTCAGAGGGTGCTCAAAAGTAAAACTTAGTGGATCTTGGCTCGCTAGGTCATTACTAAAATTTACTACTCCTTCGTCACGACTAGCTGCAGGATTGAAAAAATAAGCGATCGCACTCGTGCCAGAGTTGCTTCCTTCGTAAAAATTGCCCACAAACAGGCCATCCGGATTAGCAAACCCCCCTGAAGATGTCGTCTGCATGATACTAGAAGAGCTTATCACAAAACGATTATCAATGGTGCCGTCAATGACGAAAGAACCGGTGCCGTTATTGACTAGCGGGCCACCCCACCGTATAGCCACGTGGTGCCAATAATTCCTTTTGAGTGAATTATCTGAGGAGACATATAGTTGACTAGCGTCTTCGCCTGACATGCTGGTAGTGACTTTATTGCCGGATATAGCACATGAGCTAGGCCTTATGTTAGCACTCGAGCTGAGCTGCAGTAATAGCCTAAATCCATCCTTTTTTCCATCTGGACCCATAGAGGTACCGGTAACTAAGCTGACTGCATAACAAGATGACATGTGCAGAATAGTGCCGGCTTTGAAGACGCCACCTGGACTTTCAGACGAGTATCTAGGATTGATATAAAAATCAAAAGTAAACGCTTTGGACGGCCCATAAGGATTGCCGACGACGTTCGGAGAAAGCGATCCAGTGCCAGCCGGATATATCATCACTGAACTGGTTGATAGGTTGGCTCCAGTCACAAAGTTCAGGCAGTGATAATTGGAATAAGCCCATTGAGCAGAAGGGTAATGTTTGCGCCAATACGGAAACAGCACGTCTTTGACCACAGTCTTTCTCAAAAAATTTGATTCAAGGGTGACACCAGGAGTGAATCTAAGCACCTCTTGGCGTTTAGACAGGCGCGCAGGAGCAGATGCGCTGTTCACCATCCTCAAGTACCTTGTTAGCGGAGGACGCACGTTGGATGGCCCGGCAGGTCGGAAAGGATAAGGGTATGCCGCACCCGGATCGATGAAAGGCCATAAGATGACTTGGGAGTCTTCGGGAGCAACCAGACCTTGAGCTTCGACCACGACTATTTCGTTTCTAAACTCGTCAATGTTATTGGCAAAATATGCAGAGATCGATCCCAGTTCCCCTTGGCGCGCAGAGCGCTCGGTGAAGGCCTCCCCAAAAGTACGCTCGAGATCCTTGATGCCAGACGTAGCATCCGCGAAAAGAGGAACGGATCCGGTGATGCCAGACGATGCTAGGCTGGGAGCGATAGAGCCGGTCCCAGCGGAGCCTATCGAGGATGATGTAAACTTCCTCTCTGGGTTCGCGAGAAGCTCTAGTCGTTCGAAGTTATCATCGGTTAGGCGGATGATGGCCATTCAAGCGGCCCCTTTTAGAAGTCCAACCGTATTCGGAAAGTGATGTCCTTCTCATCGTTCTTCTCAATGGGCCTAGACATCTTTGCAACTGCCAAAAGTCTTCCATGTTGATCGTGCAAACCTACTGTCGTCGGGAACGCAAAAGATCGTTGCGTATTTTCTTGTCCGACGTCGATCACCCGAATTCTCCCATTCGCATTCGTGTAAGAAGGGTTGGTAGAGAAATTGAACTCGTCTGCTGTAGCTCTGCAGAATATCAACGTCGAATTGATGTTGGTGACGTTCTGGAACGTGCTCGCTGTGAGCGAGCCCGATTGGAATCGAGTCGAAGCGACGTGATCAACGATCTGATCGATGGATGCCGAAACAAGGAAGTCCGGGATGAACTTGGCTATGGTGTTGCCGAAACCCTTGAATGCACCGGTAGATCCGGTGTGTGGGGTCGGGTCGCCCTTCTCCACCAAACACGCGCCCATCACGGTATGGCCGGTCGGGATGGAAGCGCTGTTTATCGTCCCGGCGAGGGACATGGATTTGATCACGCCGCTCATGTGCTGATCATAGAAGAACACTTTTCGCATATCGAATACAGCGGTACCGGCATCGTAGAACATCAGCCCCACCGTCTCAGCCGTATTCGCAGCATTGACTATGTTGCCGAAGCCACCGCCGAAGCCTCTGCGAACGTTAGAAGCCGCACCGATGTCGCTGAATATGGCGCTGCCAGAAGGAGACGTCACGGCCAGGTTCGAACCGGTGTATCCGTTTATGGCCGAGGCCTCGCCGTTGTTCATGGCACCACTGGCCCACTGAGGAAAGTGCCCGGTGCCCGCCTTGCCCGTATTGGGCGATCCGTCCAACGCGCCGCTGCGATATATCCGGATCGCAAATGTCTCTCGCTTGATCTGGTCTCGCGAGAACAGCCGCTTGAAAGAGAGGAAGAGTGCTTCGTCGATCTGATTGCCGCGAACTGCACTCCCAAAGGGGGCAGCAAAGGCAGCGTTCGCGTCGCCCAGGAGGTTGGCAGCATACTGCTTATAGACATCAACCTTCTCCCTCATCATCAGGCTGTTGGAAGGAAACAGCAACTTGCCGGCAGAATCCTGGCCTGTAGCGGAGCCTGTCACAACCCCGCCAGAGACATATAGACCAACCGTCATGTCTAGAATGGCATTCGCTGTCTGTAGGGAGAAGTCTTGATCATATATGGTCTGAAACAGTGAACTGGTAACTCCTGGGCCTACGCCGCCAGTCACGAACACTTGATACTTTCTTCTAGTTGCAGACCCAGAAACGTCTTCTTGGATCACATCTACTAACTGGTTCAGCGTCGATTGACGAACCTTAATATCGCCTGCGCTGATTGCTTTAAAACTGCCGCCTGTCAATGCCATTATATTGCCTTTACTACGTCTTTCTTATTATGATGGTGAATTCCTTCCGAATGCCTGATTGCTCGCCTGTCACAGAAACTACTCCAGTGATCTTGTTCTTGTCGCCGGAATTTCCGTAGATGCTATAACTAGTGTTGTCTAGACTCTGGAGCCTCATAATAAATTCAACGATCGCACCATTGGAATCATTGACGCTGTTAGATGTGCCGACGAAATAAGTGGCCACTTGAGAAATTGGGTCTACTGACGTAGGGCCGCCGGGGACGTCGACGATTATAAATCTATTAGGCACTTCCACGCGAAAACTAGTGTCCGAAAGCCCAGCTGGGATTCGAGTCTCGCCTTCGATCTGTTGTTCTAGCCTTACGCTTTTCGCCGTAGGCCCGTTAGTCTGATTAAAGGTGATTACGTTAGTGGCATCACTAGTCAAACTAAGAGTAGGAAGCCTGACTATCGTAGGATCAGCCAGAGATAATAGCCTGTGCTTCATCGCAAGAGGTGCTTGCGTTTGTGCTTCGAAAATAGGGGTATTCTTGGCGATCTTCTCCTTCCCTACAGCTCTTCCAAACTTTTCTATGATGCTATAATCTACTTCGTCATCTGCTAACGAAAAAAATGCTATCTGAAACGCTCCCATATTGTTCGCAAGTAGCCGGCGCCCTTCGTCTGTTAATACGGCATCGATGATTATGTTATTAGTTGAATGATCTAAAAATCCCATTTCTTACCTCTCATTGTAAATATAGTATGCCTTGATTTGCCGTAAATCGTCAAAAAAAATACAATTTAGCTGATTCATGAAGCCTCCGATGAATTTGGAGAGGTTCGTAGATCATTGATCTCCAAATCTACAATTGATGATTTTTGCCTATCAACATTCAACAACAGTAGCTTGTAAAGCCCTCCAGGCCTGAGCGCTAATAAAGGATATCCTTCACCGGCTGTGCTAAACCTAACTGCATCTGGAGTAAAATAAATACTTACAGAAGACTTTTTGCTGCACTGCATAGAGTCATCGGTTAGGCTGTCTACAAACAAGTTCTCATCTAGATTAGGATCTATAAAAAAGTTAGGATATTGCTTGAGTGCTCCAGCTTGTGATACGCGCGTCAATTCTAATTCGGTGCCGTATTCGTTAAGGCGCACCATGGTTTGAGCACTGTATCCTGAGGACAGGCCGTGCGCATCTACTGCGGCTACTGCATAGATGTAAGCTGAAGAGATCTCGAACTCGGGATCCATGAAAGCAGTCTTAGGGCCGTCTGACCGAATCACTCTCGATGGATCCACCCTCTCTTTTTTGGCAGATCGAATTTCTGAATTGTCGAAATCTATCTCTGCAATGCAAGCAAACGGCTCATGGATACTCCTGCGTCGGAATATTTGATAGTACTTGGTATCTCGTTGCTTACCCACCGGAGTCTGCCATGTGATGTACATGCCTTTATCATTACCGTAATTGAACCTATAAAAGATGCCGTCTGGAGGCTGCGGCGGCACGGTTTCGACAGTACGGATAACGGGAGTCGTCTCCCCTCTAGAAGAAAGAAGGAATAGGCATTCTGTAGGAGTATCATTTATACGTTCTGACCAGGTGGTTAGCTCGATCGGTTGTGTTGGCGTCTCTACAGATACTAAGGCTACGGTTTTCACAGTGTAATAATAACCCCTCCCGTACAAAACTTGCGTATCTAGAAAACGATAACTGGTCTGTGTCAAATTAGGGCCAGCTTCCACATAGAAGTGCTCTAATCCACTAACGGTGCCGGCTGGGGTCATCTCCCTCCTTTCTATGATGTAACCTATCGTCACCGACTTTACTATGGAGCTATAGTTAGGAATGTCATAAGACTGGAAGGCTCGCACTAGCGGGGCGTCAGCATCTTCACTAGAATCATCCCAACCTAAAGGCAAAAATGTTAATGCGTCATCTTTTGCTACTTCAACCAAATGTGACTTGGATCGTCCTGAAACGGAGTAATTACTGCCAAAGAACGACTGTAATAAACGGCGATCTACTAACCCATCAATGATCGCTGCGGATGCTTTTCTGAACACTGGCCTGGCAATTGCGTCGCCTACATCATTCACCAACCGCTTTCCAGCATTAGAATTGACTGCTAGTATTTCAATCAATCTTTTAGAGTCTATAGCTGGTTCCAAGTTAGTTATCAATTCGAATTCAGAGGGGTTATTGCTTTCAGCCCCTAGCAGTTGTAACAAAAGAGTCGCTTTGTCTGCTATTCTACTCTGTATAGCTGGCTCTTGAAAACTTAATACGCCATCCCTGCCAGTAGTTATGGACGCTTCCGATTGCACCATGCCTTTATTTTCGACAAGCACACCTTGGCCTAACAAGTCTCGTATGTTATGAAACCCGGCGGTCGCCGGAGCAAAGTTTATTTCTACGTATCTGGGTATGCGACGGTCTAGGTTGCCAGCCTCTATACTCCTCTGAGTCTCTTCGGCAGGCACGCCTTGGAATTCGGGCATACCGGATGAATTCGTCTTCTCATCACGAACAAAAAAATTGTAACGAAACGCGGCTGTGACCTCCGTAGGCTCTGGCACATCAAATAGGCTAATATGCCGGCTGTCTAACCACAGTTCGTTGCCATGGCTCATATCAATACTCGCCTCCGTCCCACAGTCGAGCGCCAACGTATAACGAAGGCAGCTGAACAGTCTTGTCTGCCCTTAGGCCTTGGGTGAAAAAGGCGTCGGGTTCGGGATGGGTATTAGTGCCACGGTTTTGGCCTCCTGCAGTGACGGCGTTGTGGACGGCCTCAGCAGCTGCAGCTTCCTCTCCGTAGGCGTCGAATGCATCACGTTCTGCTGTGCCATGTGGCGGCGAGGACGCTCCGAAGTCTAAATGAAAGCCCTCTATGTCTTGAAATATTGCATCCATTCTATCAAACGCCACTCGAGCCATCGTCATCTCTCTCACTTTACCAACAAAAAAAGGTTTGGTAGAAAAAAAACTGTAGATAACTTCGGCTTGTGCAGGCGTAATCCTAGGTACGCTATACGCATAGGATCCAGAAATGCTAGTCACTTGAGGCTGCAGCAACCTTTCTAACTGTGTACTTCCAGGCAACAGCACGTCAGTGCCCTCGAATCGAAAGAAGTTGTTTACATCTCCCTCTTCTACTCCCATCGGTTTTACTAATTCCCGCGCTAACTGCATGGTTGATGCAGAACGAGCATCCAAAGGCTCTAATACTAGCTGGTGATCCAAAAACGCATAGCCAGTCAACTCTTGATACAAGTTCTTCCATAGGAAGGACTCTAGGGTGTTGTGTAACACTCCCAGCCTATTATCGCGCGCGATTCCAGCCTGCTGGGCTTGATCTAGCAATTCTAGTCCAGACTGCGGCTCTAAATTCCTTCGAAAGTTGAACTTGATGCTCATGACTAGATCGTCAAAAGTCGTCGGAATCGGTTCTGTCATGAATGCTTGTTCTAGCAGCTCTGTAGTAGTGCTGCATCCTAAAAGAAACTGGTAGTGCCTAGGGCTAAAGACCATGGTAGGAAGCGCGCCGCCGACTTTATCTATATTGTATTCAAGAACCGGTGGAAGGGTTTCTTGTGGCGGGGATTCCAGCGCTGCGATCTTCGCGTTCATGGAACCTGCAGGAAGACCTATGAAGCACAGTGCCGCATGCTCACCGCGGACGCTCCATTGGCTAAGCTTCTTATGCCACAGCATCTTATAGGCCTTATAGAGTGCTGCAGAAGATCGGTTGACTGAGTAGCCTGGCGCGGAAGCGTTTTTTATGGAATGCAACCGTGCGCGTGCTGCAGTGATCTGAGCTATTGACAGGCTTTTTAAAAAGTCTGCCTCGCGATCGCTAGATTGGATCTTTCGGAATATGGCAGCCTCATTAGAAGACTCAGCCGGGGTATTGCCATTTAACGTCGCTGCCATCGTGCGAAAAGCGGCAGTACTCTTAACAGTATTACCTACTAAAGCCTTAGCGATCGCAAACATATCAGTAGGCACTCCGTCTTCATAGGCCAAATCATTCATCATGTCGATCAACTCTCTAGCCGACGGGCAGCGGGCCGACCTATTCAGAGACCGGAGCTCTGGGATGCGGTCGCCTCCGACCGGGGTAGCTGTGAGGTAGCCGTCAGGCGTGACCAATCCGGAAAGATCATCAGATTCCGAAGCTGCAGCGAGCGCAGCAAGAAACAACCGGCTGTTGTTAGTGGGGTCGTCGATGGATGTGCTGCCCTCGAAGAGCACCCGCTGCTCGAGTTGCATGAAATCGCCCTGGACCTGGCCCCAGGGTCCGCTGGGTTCGCCAGCATCGATCCGTCTTCCGTTCGCGTAGATGCGAACATTGGTAAACTGGTAGGTCAAGTACATGAAGCAACTGGCGATCTTTGAGACGACCCCAGAAAAATCCCAGCCAGAGAACAACGATGTCCTCGAAGGCCGAAGATAATTGCCGTCTGAGCCGGCCAAAGCTAGTGCTTCCGCCTCTAGATCTTCGAATATCTTAGCAATCACTGTCACGATACTATAGGGGGATGCCACCGGTCCGTCGGGTCTGCCTTGTTGGACGATTTGATATGCCAGCACCCAGCCCGGAACGGTGATTTGGTCCACATGGGGCCCGGGGGCATCCCATGCAGCACCCGAGCTCTTGTGCTTGGCGGCCAATGCATAAGTACTTATGCAATACCCTAACCAGCTGCTGTCGTAGTGGGGATCGCCGTGAGCTGCTGGAATACTCTCTGGACGGCCGCTGAGCCTCATCGCCTTCGCTGATTCTGGTGACGCCTGGATATGGTGTCCACCGGCGCCGGCGCCCTGCGCGCGGGTCAGGACGGCGTAATCTGCTACGCTACTATAATAATCTGCCAAGCCTGCGGCCTTTCGAGAGTTGACAACAACAGCCGCGATGCGACGCACTAAAACTCGCCTCAGCCATTTACGAAGAGTGGGGTCGTCCAGGCCTTCTTTGCTCAAGCCAGGGTCCGAGATGCCGAAGTTGTCCGCATTTATGTGGGCAGGAGAGTCTATGGTTCCATCGTCGGCCATGGCCTGCTTCAATAACAAAAAACTGGCCAGTGTCTGCTGCAGGATGGCAGGATCGGATTTAGCCGACGTTATGCCTTCCATCATGATGGCAAAATCCTTGATCACCCTCGTAAAGAGGCCTCGTGGAGTGGTGAGAACCCTCTTTTGATCTCTGTTGAGCAGAGTGCCAAACAGCCCTTCTGCAGCAGAAAGCCTCCCTTGCGCACTGTGTAGCTTATCCGTATAATCTCCCACGTAGTTGTCGAACGGATGACTCTTAACGGAGTCCAACCAATACTTAGCGGTCCGGACATCGCCCGAATCTAAATCAGCTTGTTCTCGGTATCCACCGTGCTGCAGTTCTAGCAAATCTGCGCGTCCGGTGGGTGAACCTGGGAGCGATCCAGCTGAGATCAAGCTCGCTAAGGAGTTCACGGGGATGTCTGACACATCGGAGCCATCGAACTCATGAAGGCCGAGTGATGACGCGAGCAAATCGCCTGAGGCGAAGCCAAAAGATTGGGCCGTCGGGGTGGCTCCAATCCGCGAGATACCAGCTGACACCAGAAACTCTCTAGCCACCACAGCGCAGAAGTAACCAGTACGCCACAGCATGCTCCTGTTGGTAATAACCGAATTCGTCGTCGTCGCTTCGGGCCTGGAATCCCAGGGGTCATGGGTGGCCAAACCATCGTATCCGACGCCGAAGGTCCGGGTGACCTCCCGTTGTTGATCAGCTGGGGCCATTCTGCTCATGGGCATTAGGCCTGCTTGCAAGTCCTCCACGCCGGCGACGCCTTGTTGACCATGTCCACTCCACGGATTTACGGCGAGGCGATCGCCTAATGGTGCATTTCGATCCAGTGCACCGGCATCCACGAAGCCTGCTGATGCACCATACCTCAAAGTAAAATCCATCTCCCACAGGGCTTGCAAGTACATTTGCGAATTGTTAAGGTTAGACCTGTCTGCCAAGTCTGGCATGCCTGATGCTCTCTCAATCAACTGTACGTAATCTGTCACAGAAGTCTTTTCTGCATACACCAGTGGATCAATCCCCAGCTTTTCTATGTTATTCATCACTAAATTAGTGGCATTCGAAGTTTGTACTAAACGATCGAAATCTGCATTAAGGTTTTCGTACAACAGAGTGAGCGACTCAACTGCTGCAAGAGAAGAAGCGACGTCTTCAACCTCTTGATCCACTTGTTCCAACAGTGAAAATACCAAATCAGGATTGCCAATTGGGCCTTCCGTGACTGAGTAAAGGTGCGCCAAAACGGTTTCTTGCAATTGCTTCTCTAATCTTTTTGCATCGATTAAATCCAGCAATTTATCTATATTCTTCCCTTGGATCGAAACCACCGCATAAGGAACGGTGCGATCCGTCTCAAGGTTTGCAAAACCTGGTTCTGGACTGCCATCACTGCTGGGTATTTCGTCGGCAGGTTGAAGTTCGAGCTGCACCAACGGGAGGTTCTCTTCGATCTCTGGAGGGTCTGTGCCCACCGTCAAAATATTTCTGTCTAACGCTTCCGATGGGGAAATTGGAGCAGTATTGGAGTCTGGGGAGAGGCTCATTGGGTGGCTCCGTCCCCTTCAATGACGCCGTCGTCAAAGCCAGACGGCAAATCACTAGGGTTTGTAACTGTGAATGCTCGGCTCGCTACACTCGGCCGGCCGTTTCTGTACATGTATCTCACTGTATAAGTTACTGTTCCCGGAGTGTTCCATATTCCGGAGTAGTCACGATAGTAAGCCGTCGCGCCAGCGTCGCTGACATCGACGCTGGCGAGGGTAGAACTTTCGCCATTGACGTTGACTAAAACCACAGCGTAATCGACGTGCCTCGTTACTTCACCTGAAACGTCCCAGTCTATATCACAATAATAGGGCCGCGTGACGTGGCCTTTGAGATTGGTGGGCTGGGGCCCCGTGGAAGGGAAGCTGGCGTCAATCGTCACTTCCCGGCCGGTATAGCCAGCTTCGAAGCTATCCAAAGGGGGAATACCTTCCAACAGTTCGGTATCAGACGGAAGGGCACCGCCCGGGCTTCCCGCAAAAACATTGGTATAAATGCTAAGAAACTTCTGAGCAAGAAACTTCTTGCTTTCTATTCCGGGCTGCGCAGCATCTGAATAACCGACAAACACGCTACTAAGTAGTGCTTGAGCTGGGCGTACGCAGATCTTGACAAAATATGTGTATCTAGAATTGTCTTCCAAGTCCACTACATTGTTGACAGAGCGCGTGTCTCTATTGTCTCTGAATATTCCGGGCGGGTGGAGTCCGAACGACTCCCTGTTACCCGTCTGCATGTTCACTCTTTCCACATTTAACATTATCAAATCTCGAAATCGTGCACGATTAGTCTCTACTTCTTGTATAAAAATTTGTGATACCCCGGCCTGTTGCATGAGTCCTAACACTTCGTCTATCTTTGTATCTAACGGCGTCGAAACTATGTTAAAAGACACTTGTTTAGTAGGACTCGAATTCCCGTTAGCACCCCTATATGGTGCTAACGAAAGGTCTTCTAGCGACACATCAAAAGGAATGGCAGCGCTGGGATAGATTCTAACAAACAGCTCTTCTGATTCTCCAATAAATTCTTTTCCACGCTGCTTTTGAAGCACAGCAAAGTAGCGATAACCACGGCCCGGCAGTGCTGAACGATCATAAAAAACATAGCGGCCGCCTGGGGATGTAGCAACCTGGAAAGTGTTGTCGCTTGTGGCAGCAATAACTGCCACTCGGCTCGCTAGATCGCCTGTATTTGCAAGATCTTCTCTCAATAGTCTCATTCTTACAACATCTTCCGGAATGTGGGTCGCTACGATCGCGACGTGGTCCTGCATGTTGTATGCAACTATAGCCATAGGAGGCACCGAGTTCGCCATCTCCATTTTTACTCTGCCCCCTTAATAGAAAGACCTCTCGTTGGAGTATGCCCTGGGGTCGTGCCAATAGCAGTTGCTCGATATACGACTGTGTTCAGTGTATTATTGGGCACACCTAGATCTACGATCGTGTGAAAAGTTTCCCCAGGAGGGGTCGATATTCGTTGAATGACAGTTGCGGGCCCCAAGGACGGGCTTAAACGTGGCGAGTATATTCGCCTAGTGACAACGATGCTTCTTGCAGTAGGGTCTATTTGCTCTACTGCCAACTCTATTCTGCCCGGCGCGCTGCTTCTTATGATCAAGCTCGGTGCAATGCGCGGATGAAAAATCGAATCTACCTTCTTAAGGTGACCAACACTAAAAAACGAAGGAATCGCATAGGCTTGGGTAGAAGTGAGGTTATCAGTCCTCACGATGGGTGTCATCTTTACAAAAAACCTGTTTTTTAATCCCACGACCCTCTTTGGTAGTTCTATCCTTCTGCGAATCCTCGTTTTACTACCAACCAAAATAGCGCTATAACCCAAGGTCTTAGTGGAGTAGCTGTTAGCATTGCCAGCTAGCGCGTTAGCTAACGCATAAGCATCGTTTGAGTCGCCCTCATCTAGCTCCCTCAGTTTTTTCCAAGTCTGAATTAGTGATCTTCTTTCTTGAATATCGACACTGGAAATGAGAGGCGCAGGATCTTGCATTGGAATAGAATCATATTTGCTATTCCCGCGCATAGCTTGAGACCCAAGTAACGGAATGCCCAGCTTAGGAGTTGAAAGCATGTTAAAGGGATCACCACCGTTCTGAAGAATCTCTTTACGGATAACGGGTGCTGCGCGAGGATCAGACGTCTGCGTAGGCGTTGCTCTGATAGGAGATGCCGAAAGAGGGCCGCGCGTAGTAGGCTTGGTAGGCAAAAGCACTCTCTGTGTAACAAACCCTACTTGGGAACTATTCTCACCTGTAAAATTAAGGTCAGGTAAATTTAGGCCTAGATCTATTACAGCAGATGCAAAAGCTGGTTTTTGTTTATTGAAAAAACTACGTTCTGCATCATGACTGCCGACAGCGCGCTGCGCTCTAGATTGTGATCGATCAATCGGTCGTCGCACGTTAGGATTATCCATATAAAATTCTAGGGCTAAGGACTCTACTCCCATAGACGTTGCTCGTGCAACATTGATCGCCAAGTCTATCTCATAGACAAAAGCTCCAGGGGTATCGATAAAATCATTTTGGAAAACTTCTTGCTTAGTATCGTTGATTACGTCCACTAAAGTCAGATCGCTTTTGCCATGAGAAAACTCACCAACATCCTTGAACCTAACCGCCTTAATTGGAGGAACAACTACTTTCATCAATCAAACACTATCGTAAAAATACCCAAAAATGTCTCAGATCCGCTTTCGTCCTTTCGCAACTTTCCTACAAAGAATACTCTTTTACCAGGGCTAAACGGATCATCGTCACCGAATTCTCCAAAGTCAACAATAGAAAGCTTATCGCATTCTCGGCCATGGATCTCAAAAACTTGGCCTATCAAATTATTCTCCCGAGAAGTATCCTCAAAATTAACTACTACGCGGTTTTTAAGTGCCAAAAAACTTTCTAGCTCTGCCAGCGATTTTGGAGCTTCTTCATTGAGTCGAGGATACATTCCCAACGTAGTTCCACCGGGGTTATCTGGAGAAGGCACGTTCCTTGGAGGGAGGTAACGAAAATTAGGAAAATGCGAAAAGCGAAAGTCAGAAAATAAACTCGGCGCATCTTCAATGTTCGCGAGGCCGTGCGCATCTGCGCGCAGATATTGAGTAGAATCTGTAAGTTTATAACTGCCTGTTGCTAATGCTAGAATAAAATCACTAGTATCAGAAAACTCATCTGCAGTAGCCAGAATGCGCTGATCTTTAAAGTTGTTGGCTAGCCCCTTTAGTGCTCGGTCAGCATCAGCAAGCAGATTGCTACCCGAGAGGATTGTTGTCTGTTGAGCAAACCCAGCGTTATAGGAACCCGAAGCTATTAATTTACCGCCAAAATCAAAATCTGCTGTCTTGAGTGGGCGCATAGCAATGCCTGCCTCAAGCTCAGGAACTATCACATCCTGAAACCGATTGGTGGCTTCGAAAAAAATGCGCTTCGAAGCATCAGCTGCCACGCCAGGGGCTCCAATGGGATCGCCTCCGCCAGAAGAGCCGCTCTGAGCATAAAACGTGTGATAGTCGGTAAAAGACGCAAACTCGATCTTCATCTGACCAGCTGTCGCTTGACGCATGCCTTCTGTGGTGACAATGAAATCAATGATGCGCTCTTTATTGTTTAGTATGCCTGCCATCTCTTATAACTATCGCATCGCCCTGCTTGTAGAGGGCGGATAAATGTGGCAAAACAACCGAAAAACCATGCAACTACCTCCCTCAGTAGTGTATAATATGTTCAGCGGCTGTAGTAGTAAACGGAGGTGGTATCAGCAGCTGACACTGCCGGCCGTGGAATCCAGATTGGTAGTTGATCCTCCGGAGGCTGAGGGTCGTGTATATACTACTCCAGCAGTGGTTATGTAGAAACGATACTTCGAGCCTCCATTGGCTAGCCAGAAGTAGCCGCCGGCACTGAGGCTGACCGCAGTGGAACCTGCACTGTCTTCGTAGACTTGTGTGCCGTCTGAATTTCGGTACCAACCCTGTGAGGTGCCCGAAGAACTGCCGGCTGCCGAGCACGCATTCATGCCCGAGCTGTAGCCGGAAGCTCCTCCGCTACTGTAAGAGCTCTCGCCGTACAGGCCAGCAGCCGAAAGGCTACTGCCGGCAGGAGCAGCTATGCTGGCCACGCTGCCAGTCAACTCTGCACCGTCGACCTTCATGGACACCTTGAGCGTCGCGCTGTCATAAAAGAAGGTGAACTGATTGTTCTGCATGCTGTCCAAATGAGGATGGGACCC